CCCGGTATTCTGTGCAACGTAAGCTCTCGACAGTCTACTACTGACTTCCTAGAAGAGCATATTAAAACAATTGAAAGTGAAAATGCTAACTGTACGTGTGAAGGGCTACCTCATATTTGCGGCGGTAAAAAAGCTCGTATTGTAGTTGCTTCCATCTACAAGATGAAGCCTGCGGGGATGTATAGCTCTAAGAAGTTCAGGGTGCAGATAGGCAACAAGACAATAGGCCATAAATTGCTTCTGGAGGGCCAGCCTCCTGCCGAGGGTAGTGAGGTGGAGGAAGTGCCGATTGACTTCCTACAGGCCTTTAAAGACGATATAGACGGTGCTATACGAGACATCTGCGGGTTAGCTACCTACGGCAATCAGCCTTTCATCCGCGACCGTGAAAAGGTAATGGCGTGTGTCAGCAAAACAAGGATCAACCCTTTCCCAGCTAGTGTACCGCTGTACTCAGAGGTGGTTAAGAACACAGAGGGTAAGTACGTAGACGTGGCTCCTTCTTTGGAGGACTACCTCCACAAAGAGGTGCTGCTCCAGCACTATGGCACTGGATACAGGCTAAGAAATTATCCAACCCACCAGAGGTTTGTACACGCTGACCTATCCCTGACCGGGGACTGCACTGGGTTTGCTATGGGCTGTATTAGTGAGATGGCAAGGGTACGTCGTCAAAACCGTGATGGGTCAGTGTCTGAGTTAGTGGTTCCTAAGATTTGGATAGATTTTATGGTACGCATAGTACCTACTGAAGGTTATGAGATAGACTACTCAAAAATCAGACAGTTCATCTATACGCTAAGAGATATATATAATGTACCTATTAAGCAAGTAAGCACCGATAGCTTTCAGTCGTCTGACTTGAGGCAGCAGCTTGCTAAAGAGGGCATAGATACCAAGATAATTAGTATGGACACCCCTAGGGATGATAACCCTCTAGCGGTGCGTATGGCGCTGTATGAAGGGCGGGTAGATATGCCTTATTACGATCCTCTATTAGAAGAGATTGTAGACCTGTACCACGACAAGGTTAAACGTAAAGTAGACCACCGTCAAGGGAAATGTTTTACCGGTGACACACGCATACCTTTGTTAAACGGAACAACACCTACGTTAAGTGAACTGTCAGAACATGGAAATGAAGTGTGGGTATATAGTGTAACCAAAGATGGTAGGTTTGTACCCGGAAAAGGTAAAGCGTTCCAAAGCGGAGAATCTGACGAGTTTGTGGATGTAATAATAGATACTGGATTTGTTGCTAGGTGTACTCCTAATCATCTGTGGATGTTGAGAGACGGTAGTTATAAAGAGGCTAAGAATCTTGTAGCTAATGTAGATAGATTGATGCCTATGAACAGAGGCGCTGTTTTTGGTAATCAGTATGAAAGGGTAAGTGATAAATATTCTGCTAGGGACTTAACCCACAGACTAGTGGACGCCTACTTTAATGGCCCCCTACCAGAAGGTACATATGTTCATCACGTGAATGAAGATAAAAAAGATAATAGGCCTGAAAATTTACAACGAATGAGTTCAGAAGAACATTCACGGGCACATACTCAAAAGAGGCATGATTCAGATTTTGATTACAGGTTTAAAGTTGCAAATTCTTTGCAGTCTTGGAACTTGAGCGACAGAGGAAGAGAAGTACACAGGTCTTCAATACTCAAGACTATGTCTTCTATGACCAGAGAAGATTGGGTTAAATCTGCTAAAAAGCGTAAAAACTTTAGATCGGACATAACTCCAGATGTCTTAGAGTGGGTTAAAGAACACGCAGAAGCACGTACTGCTAACTCTGCTGCTAGGGTTGCAGGGTGTGGTAGAAATGTAATAGTTAGGCTTGTAAAGGAAATGGGATTCTCTTCTTGGGAAGAGTTTAAAAAGGCAGAAACAGGGGATAACCACAGGATTAGAGCAGTACTGCCTGTTAAGTTGAAGGAGCCTGTTCCTATTTACGATTTGGAAGTTAATGAGTGGGACAACTTTGCATTAATAGGCGGGGTAGTAGTTCATAACTCCAAGGACGTTTTTGACTCTTTTGGTGGTGTTGTATGCGCTATAGGGCAGGAAGAAGACCCTGACACTCTCATAGAGGCTTCCTCTGAGTCAGGGCAGTTTATTATGCCTGTAGAGAAGCCAGCAGCTAGAGGCACAGACTCGTTTGTAATACAGGAACAAGTGTTTGGTGACTGTTTAACTAGGCAGAACGACTGAGGTAAAACATGGGTATAAAAACATATCTTGAAGAACAACTAAGAACTAAACTATCTATGCTGCTTGATCTTGAGCAGCTTCAAAGCCCGGAACAGGTAGTAGGGTTTGATGACGATAGCTTTAAACAGGTTACAAGCTGGGAGCTATACCAGAAGTCCATTCAGGTCACTAGAGACAGAAAGCGTCGATACCTAGAGTACGACAGGATGGACGAGAACGCTGACATTAAGATGGCATTGGATACGTATGCTGAAGAAGTTACCGTAGCCAATAAAGAGAAAGAGCGTACTGTGTGGGTTAGCTCAGACTCTGAAGATATCATAGAAGTTCTTCATGCTATGTTTGATCGCATTGACCTAGAAACCAACCTGTATGGTATCGCTAGGTCTGTGGCTAAGTACGGAGATGATTTCGAGCAGATTCTATACGATGATACACGAGGCGTGTACCAGTTTAAGTATATCGAGCCTACCCGTATAGACCGTTACGTAGACGATCAGAACCGGCTTAGAGGGTTCAAGGTAGAGGCGGCTAAGAGTGTAGCTGGGCAGGTATCAGGGGCTTCCTTAGCACAACCTTGGGACTTTGTACATTTCAAGATAGTAGGGGTGATCAGGGACGGGTGGGGTGAGTCCATGCTCATGGGCGTACAGCAGTCCTTCCGCATCCTAGAGCAGATGGAAACAGCACTAGCTCTGTACCGGCTGTTTAGAGCCGCAGACAGGAACGTGTTCTACATTGACGTTGGCACTGCGTCTACAGACCAAGCGTATTCTATCGTAGAGAAGTGGAGACAGACATACAGGAAGCGTAAGTGGTTCCAGTCTGAGAATGGGTCACAGGGGTCAGGTCAGGTAGAGTTCAAACACAACCCTATTGACCTTATCGAAGACATATTCTGGCCGGTGCGTAAAGACTCTGAGTCTAGAATTGAAAAGCTTCAGGGGTCTAACAACGTAGGAGATATCGCGGATATTGAATACTTCCGTAACAAGGTGCGTAATGGGTTAGGAATCCCGCCAGAGTACTTCGGGTCTACAGAAGGAACAGGGGCCTACAATGCTGCTGCCGGTTTAGCCGCGCAGGACATGAGGTTCTCTAGAAAGGTAGGTAAGCTACAAAAAGCTCTTATCGCAGGCATAGAGAAGCTTTGCAAGATACATCTTGCCCTTATCGGTATTGACCATAAGACGGTTAACCTTAAAGTTAGAATGGAGCCTTTGAGCTATCTGCAAGAGATGCAGAAGATTGAAGCGTTTACAGGTAAGATTACAGCCGCTCAGGGGCTTGTAGAGATTGCACTACAGCTTGGTTTTGACCCGCAAGCAACGGCTAAGTATGTGTTTAAGCATTTATTGTTTACTTCTGATGATGAGCTTAATGAGTTCTTTGCCCTTCAAGAAGAGGCAGTCGCTGAGCAGATGCAGGCGCAGGTAGACAACCAGCAGGCACAGCAGGATGATGAGCGCAAGATGAACAGAGCACAGACTCAGAGCTTGTTTGCTAGGGCCAAGGGGGCTGCGACTAACAAGGCTAAGACTATGGGAGGCAACAGTGGCGTTACGGTAAGCTCCAAAAAGCCATCCGCTAAGCCTAAGTCTAAAGGTAAGACCGAAAACATCACAGAAAACGATGAATTGATTGAATTGCTTATCGCTAGCAGGAACCACATTAATGATGTAAAGAAAGATAAGAATGTTTTTTCAGGCACTTCCAGCATAGTAGAGATTGAAGACAGTAGTAAATAACATAAACGCTGGGGGTTAGTAGTGACTAAAAACGAATTCATAAAGCGGTTAGCTCAGACAGAAGGGCTAGGAGATGTGCCGTTAGACCACATTAAATTAGTTTTTGTAGCTGTGTTTAACGAGATAAAAGAAATAGTCAGGGACGGGGATGAGTTACACCTTAATAACTTTGGTAGGTTCTATCCTAAAGAAATGCAGCCGCGTGTAGTTCGCGGAGGGTGGTATCAAAGCGAACAAAAAGAATACTTTGTACCAGAAAAGACTAAAATAGGATTTAGCTCCTTCCCCACCGTTGACTTATATGTGAGCAAAAGCGAAGGAAGCGATAAGTTTGAATTTAACGACGATCTGTTTCTTGACTGATGCCAATACCCCCTAAAATAGATTTAGATGCTTTAGAGGCCACTGCTCTCAAGGTAGTGAATAAGTCTAAGTATGTAAAATCTGCAAGTAAAATAACCAAGAAAGCTCAGTCTGGTCTAGCTAAAGTAAAAATAAAGTATGCGAAAGACCTAGCCTCTGAAGTAGGTAAATGGAGGCGTAAAGAAATAACGTACTCTAAGTTTTTGAAAAACACGCAAAGCATAATGCAGAGCACGTATGAACGTGCTTACACTCTTGGAACAGAGGCACAGAGCGCAGGTAAACTTAAAATACTTACGCCTGTGCGGAAGTTAACGGCAGATGAGCGTGTGTGGCTTAAGTTTGAGGTTAGGGACGAGCTTTATTACTGGAAGCGATTCATGGGGGCTTTGAAGAAGTATTTATTTAAGGTTGATCCTGCCGGTATTGATCTTCCTTTAGACGTTCCTTCTTCGCTGAGAACAGAACTGAAAAATATAAAGCTACAGCACTATAGGCGATTTAATATGTACGTAGACGCTCTTGATGCTGTGCATACTCAAGGAAGGGTGAGCAGGCTACCTACCCACGTTTTAATCAACTGGGTGTTTAGTGAAGCAGAGCACTGCCCTGAGTGCGTGTATTTGGAAAAGATGTCTCCTTATGTGAAAGAAACCCTTCCTACGGTGCCTAGGGCAGGTAAGACTAGGTGCCTGACCCACTGCAAGTGCGTACTCGCGTTTCAGCGGGTGGATGAGAGGCAGTACTCTTTAATAAAAGAATACTCGTCCAGAAAGAATACTCATTTGAAGAGACTCATGAAAACACGAGGGCTTACCCCTTCTTTGGCCCACACCCACATTAAAAAAAGTTATAAAACTTGATTTCTGCGTAAAGGTGTGGTATTTTAAAGGCATGGACACTTCATTACTTAAAACTATATTTTCTTATTTTAAAGCATCCCTAGGGGTATCCGACTCTGATCGCATGGAGTTACCGGTGCCTATAGAAACAAGAAAATACGTAAGCTACATCATCTGCCCTGACTGCGGAAATCAAACAGCATTCAGGGATAGCTGCCCGTGCTGCGGTGGTAAAGAGTGGGTGTATGCCGCAGAGGCTGAAGGCTACGCTTTAAAAAAGAAAATTAAAATGACTATTGCTCAAGGCAGGGAAAGAGAGCGTAAGTCTGGCTAAGAGGTTTCTTTTTGGTAAACTTGGATAATGCGTACACCACTAATGAATGTCCCGTGTGTAACACGGACGTATTGCCTGAGGACAACGTTATCCCTGTACTGATCAGTAGAGGGGATGATGAAGAGGGATTTTTATTATTATTTCATGTGTTGTGTAGGGACAGCATAACGGCAGACCAATATAAACAATATATCCAAGACGGTAAGTATTATTTTTTATTGGCCTTCCCAGAAGCCACGAAGGAACATGAATGTTAAAAGGGACTACTCACCCTACCACTAAAGAAGAAGTTCTCTCTTTGTACGTGGCGTGTCTATACGACCAGATAAAACATCTTAAGAGAGGGTTTCATTGGATCAACCCTCTTAAGTTCATTCAAAAAGTTCATGTAGCCGCTACTACTCATATGCTTGTGGACATCGGGTACTTTAAGCAGCCTGACCGAAAAAACTTATGGTATTTTAAGCAGAGCGGGTATACCTCTGCCTTACCGTCAGGCATAGAAGAATTCCCTATAGACTTAATTGCGGACAAAGTATCCGTACAAGGCAACATAATATCAGGGCAGAAATATATACCTTTAAGAGGCAGTGATGAAGATACTAAGGCTGTTTAAAGAACACCGTGACTTGGAAGAAAACTTTAAAGACGTAGTTGCGATGTATGACCAGTTACACTCTCAAACCACAGCACTGCTTTACACGTTGGCTGTCTCTGGTAGCCTTACACTACAAGACGTAAAACAGATTATGAACATCTTTGAGTCTTCGGATTCTGAAAAATACATACGCAATATCATGAATAACATCAAAGACACAATGGCTGAAGTATCCAATAACCTACCGGCAGAAGACGGAGACCTTAAGAATGATAGTACGAAGCGATAACATGGTTCTGAAGCCTGTGAAGAGCGAGGTCGTTAGTTATGGTGACATCGCAGTCCCTACGGGCGCGTACAAGCAGAATATGATGTGGGGAGAAGTAGTAGCTGTCGGTGAAGGCAACAGAGGGTATTACAGCCACAAGCTATGGCCTGTTCATGTCCGACGAGGGGATAGAGTCCTGTACCCTCAAGGGGCTATCAGAGGAGCGTTTCGTAACGTAGTCTTAGAAGAGCAGCACTATGAAGAAGTCATATTTGTACAGGAACGGGATGCTAAGGTGTACATCCGCGACGGTGAGATTGTTCCTTTGTACGATACCCTGATAGGGAAGCAGATAAAAGAAAGTGAGTTTGAAGTACTGTCTAGTGGCCTCTACATACCTAGGGGGACAGAAGAGGATGACACTAAAAATTACTGTAGAGTAGAGATTGAAAAAGTGGGGTTTGGCTACGTGAACGATGTGGGCGAAGTCACCAGTTGTTCCTCTAAGCCGGGGTGTGTTGCTTACATTAACAAGTGGGATTTGTGGGAATACCAGATAGGATCAGACCTGAAAGATACTTATGTTGTTATGGACGAGGATGACCTTCTGTGCATCACTGAGGAGTGACCTGCGCTTTTTCACCGACTACCCTTAGGTGTAGTAGGTTCCTTAATAGAAAGGCTGAGTGCATAACTCAGCCTTTCTTACTATGAAGACCTATTTAAACTCTTTCGGCGCGGGTATGGTTGCAGCCATTACCACAGCAGACCCTATGCATCCTGCCATGAGCTTGGTGTATAGCACTGCTGTGGTTATACTGTCTGTTCTTTTTACAGGCCTTGTTAGCAACTGGCTTAATAGAAGATCGTTAACCAGAAGCAACATAAAAACAGATGCAGAGATAAACTCTCTAAACATAGATAACAGTGCAAGGCTTCTTAACTTGAAGCAGCAGGAGACCGCAGACCTACTTAATACGGTAGACCATCTACTTACAGAAGTAAAAATGCTTACTAAGCAAGTAGAGCAGTTACGCATAGAAAATGCACGATTAACCGTTTTGTTGGGAAGCAGCCTTAAAGAAATATTATTGCGAGAAGATCAAGATCACGGCTAAAACTAGGTGAAAAATCAAGGCACTTCGGTATGGTATAGTTATAGATTGATTGATAAGTTGAATGCTATATAAAGGTAGGGTATCATGTCAGACACTTATAAAATGAATAGAGCTTCTTTAGTCGAGGCTGTTAGAGGTTGGAAAGGATCAGGGTTCTACAAGCCTGTTAATGAACGGTTTGATAGTTCTGATTTAGGCGTAACTGCGCCTTGGATTCCAGAGCCTACAGAGGGCCTTTCTGAGGGTGAGGTTTATATCCCGTTTGCTACCCAGTGGGTAACTGAGCAGGCTGCGGTAGCCTCTTTTATGGATGTAGCAGAGCAGTTTGATGCAAGTGACCTGTCTGATTTCATTGAGTCCATCTGTGGAGTAGACGGCACGTCAACTAAGCTGTTTGAGTCCATCCGAGCACAGCTTGACTCTAATGAAGGCAAAGTCATGCTTCTAGGCAGAGAAGACGGTAGTGCTTATGCCGTACAGTGCCAAGAAGGTATTTACTTTGCGTCAGAGGTAGAACTGGATGAAGAGATCATAGATGAAGGTCTTATCTCCATGCAGCTTGTCGCCTCAGGTGGTCAGGCAGGAGATGCCCCTATCGTTCCGGGGTTCCCTTGGGTTGCTCTTCAGGACAGCCTTTATGAGGTTCTGCACACCACTAATATGTTGATTAGCTCCCTTGATGAGTCAGAAGAGAAGATTAGCGAAGGCCTTTCAGAGTCCATTGCTGCGTTCTGCTCAGACCTAGCTAATATCATAGCAGAAGTATCCTTGGACGAGTCAGCATCAGAGCAGGAGCTTAACTTGATTGTTGACCTGTTCAGAGGCACCTACGCAGGTTTGTTTGAGGCAGTTACTAAAGACATTAAAGCTAAGTAGTGTAGAGGACGAGGTATATTGTGACTTCGCCTCATGCTAATAAATACGTCGTGTGGCACCCATCAGAACATCGTCCTTGGGTGTCACACGGCAGTTTAGACCATGCTATCAACTCTGCCCGTATTTTAGCCAAAGCCACTAAACTAAAAGTTTCTGTCTTTAAAAAGAAGACAGAAGACCCTATTCTAAACGTAGATTTAGGGTATCACGACGGTAGTGACTTTAAGTTTACTGACTCTTCTAAGAAGATGCATGAGTCAGGTGGATGCCCTATCCACGGAAGGCAGGGTAGAAATAGAATGCGTAAGTACACCAACCTAACCAGTGTACGCATTCAGAGAAAATACCAAAAGAACAGGATGAAGAAATATTTTAGAAGTAGACTACGTAAGTATTTCGGCCCTTTGTTCAAGCACAGCACTCTTAAATATAGAAGAGGCATAGGGTTCGGTAGGAAAAGCCGCTAAGCCGCTCACGCGGCTTTTTTGTTCTTGACCTTATGCTATATTTGTGTTATCCTGTTTGTGGTAAAGGAATAACGTGTTTAAAGAGACAACCAAAGCATTAATTGTTACGGTGATGGCAGTCGTCCTCATGATGACTGCTAAGACTGGTTTTTCTGTTACGGGTAACGGTGGGAGAGTTGTAGACTATAACGCAGATGAGTCAACGGACAACTGCGGATATGCTTTTTACTCACCTTTTATCCTATCAGACCCGTCCCCGGTCATTCCCGGCAGGGAAGAGGTGATGTACTACATGGGGGATGATCTGTACAGCCCTATCCCCACAGACATAATGAGTCATCTTAGGTTTTCGGACAAGATTTACATGACTTATAAGGTAGATGGGGTATGGAAGGATCAGTCAAACACTCCTAGGCTAAGCCTTCCAGTGATTGACCGGTTTACGTTCCCTTGGATGCAGGACGCGGAGTACATGTTAGCTCATCCTGAGTCCTACATTGGGTCTGTAGCCAGTCCTCATGTTGTTAAGCAAGACGGCAAGTACTACATGGCGTTTACGGCATCTGTAGACGACAGTAACGTGTGTGCCGGGGAACATCTGGGAAGTAGCCCCTACGGGCCTTGTAATGACCCGTGGAGCTACTTTGTTGTGTACTT